ATCTCCGATAATGCCATCTGGCGTTGCTTCTCTAAACTCGCTTAGGTATAGCCAGCCCTGTCCATCACAGTCATAACAAATCATGCTGAGAACCTCCTAGTTCTTGATCGCATACCGCCCCCATCTGAAGTGCGGCGAGTTAGCTCACGAGAGACTACTTGTGAGTCCCTCTCTACATTGAGAGTACGAGTCTCAATTAACTTACGAAATGCGTACTTAATATCAAGCTCATGCTGTAGATCAATGATCTCCTGAGTAGAAGCAATCTGTGCCTTGATAAGAGCGATTCGATCGCCCTTAGCTCCGGTCCAGTTCTTGATCATGCCGGCAGACTCAGCCCCGTCTAGAGCTCGTTGGGCTTCCCTCTCATTAATAATAGCAATAGCCTGAGCACCAGCTAGATGATCATTCCACTGAGTAAACTGAACAAAGAGATCCATAAGACCCTCATCATCCAGCTCGGTAATATCACGAGGTAGGTTTGGAATATCAAACTCTGGCTTAACTGTCAATGAAAAGCCAAGCTCATTTAATGACGATAATACATCTCTACTAATACTCATTTTGCCTCCTGGAATGGGGCGCAACGCTTGCAGCCCTTTTCAATGTTAATACTGCAGAGCGGTGCTCGATCGTTTTGAGCTGCCCACGCCACATCCAAAGCTTTCTCAAAGATCTCTGCTGTAAATTCTGGGTTGTACTCAACAACAAACTCTTTATATTCTTGATTAGCCTTAAGCTCGTAAATGAATACGATCTCTTTAGGAGCCTCAGGAAGTAAACCTTCTTCAACCATTAGATGGCATAGATGTAAATAGACTTGACCCTGCAACTGGTGTGAACGAAAAGGGGTCTTGATGTTCTTCCAAGCCTTCTCTACATTGTCCTCAGACTGGGCCATGAGAGCCGGAGCTTCCATCCTAAGACCACCGGAACCAATAGACTTGATCTCAATTAGGCAATCATCTCCAAGGCCTTTAATCCAGCCATCAGCATGTCCACGAATCATATGCTTGTCGCTACGAAGTGGGACTTCTTTATACTCAATATCTTTACGGGAGTAGCCAACTAGGTCTTTAGAGGTAGCCCAGGTATAGTCATCAGTCTTAGCATCGTACCACTTGCCGTAGAGTACGCCCATCTCTTTAAACCAGTTCTGCCACTTAGCATGGATGATATGGCCTTCTGCAAAGATGGAAGCTAACCTAGCGGTAGGCTTATCACGGGTCTCAACATAGTTACCCTTGATAGCGTGGTACTGTGCAAGTGCACACCAATCGTCCTTGATGATATCTGATGGATGAATGTAACTCATATCACGATCATCGAAAGGACGTGACAATACATGGCGCTCTACTGCGCCCATGAGTCTAGTCTCCCGCTTGTTAGCTGTAAGAAATGCTTTTAAATCTTTACTGGCAATAGTCTTAGGTTTGCCCATACTTTCTGCCCTCTTTCTCAAACCACTCTTCTAGAGTGATCCCCAGTTTTTTAATCCTGCGTTCTACAGCATTTCGCTCTCGGTGAGACATGCCCCCAAATATTCCATGCTGTTCCGATTTTAGTATAGCCTCTTTTAGGCACTCTTGTCTAACCGGGCATGGAGGCTGACCGTCTTTACCCCAGCATATTGCTTTCGCTTTGTCTGCGATAGGTTTGTATAACGCCTTATCACGTGGAGGAAAGAAAATTTCTGTGTCTTCTCCTTGACACTTTGCGTCGTAACGCCATGTCCATGAGGGGTCGTCAGAGTAACGTAAAACCAATTATTCACCTTGTTCATCGTGGCCCCCCACTCCCTTATTGTACATTGCATCAGTCAATTCATGAAAATGGTGCTCAAGGATGATGACGTAATCTTCCCCGTCTAAGTGGAAAGCCAGCACCGGTTCACGGCTATCTAGGATCGCCTCTGTGGTGATCTTATCTAGGATAGTTGACTGGATGCTGAAAGATTTCTTGCTAGTCCACTTGTGCTCAAAGAGATAGTGGTCATTCCGCACATCGCCCTTCCGGGACCAGAAGGCCCCAGAAGCAGCGCTGCGTGCCCCGTCAGTTAACTTAGCCAGCCTCTTCTCATGCTTGAGAGACTGCTTTTGACCCTCACTCTTCATCTGGGGCTTCCAGCATTAATGCCGGACTATTCTTAAGAGTATCCATAACAGCTGCACTGATCTCATCCCTGAGGTCAATCTCTTCTCTTAGAGAATCAATAAGAGCCTGAGAGCCTTGCCACTTACGATCTTTGTAATACATCCAGCCACCACGACGGTCTACGATGCCATTGAGGATAGCCAGAGCAATAATCTCTTTGCCGGTGTCATAGCTTCCGCCATCAACCGGTCCACCATCTGCAAAGTAGAAGTCTAGGTAAGCAGTCTGCTGTGGGGGATAGGTCTTGTTCTTAATAGTACGGACACGGATGGTCTGCCCCACACGCCTCTTCTCCTGTCCGGTGCCTACCTCAAGCCAATCGTCACGCTTTACTTCGCAACGAACGCTGTAGGCGTAGTCTTTGCCAAGACCTCCAGGCGTAGTACGAGGATCGCCGTGCATGACGCCAATCTTCATACGGTATTGGTTGATCATGATGCCCAAGACTGGGCGCTCTGATTCAATCAAATCACGCTTTGTAGCTGATGAAACTTTACGGAAAAACTTGTTGGTGATTAGTGCTCCTCGCCCCACAGTAAATTCTTCCATGTGCTTCTCATCTTCCGCACTAGGAACCAAAGCAGGAAGGGAATCAATAACAACCATATCCACCGCTTTGCTTTCCATGAACTGAATAACTGCGTCAAATGCATCCTCCATACTATTAGTCTCTACAATGATTACACGCTCAGTATCAACCCCGCATAGTTCTGCGTACTCAGGGTCAAAGTCCTCGGCAGCAATCCAGACAGCTGTGAACTCTGGATTCTTAGCCTGGTTAGCTGCGATTGTCTTAAGTGCTAGAGCTGTCTTGCCGTGAGATGCCTCACCTACAAGCTCAACCCATCGGTTCATAGGCCAACCCCCACCAAGAACTACGTCTAGGGTGAGTGAGCCTGTTGGGATACGGTTAGGAAGATTGACTTCGCTAGCACGTACGACTGTGCCAGCACCAAGCTTCTTGTTGATATTAGCTACTACCTTTAATGCTTCTGCATTTAGAACTGCCATTAACCGATCCTATCTACGATAATATTTGGATTAAATCCTGCACCTTGACCTACTTGTTTAGCTGGAGTAGCATTACCGCCACCACTTCCTCCCGGCATTCCTGCACCGGAACCTTGCTGCAACAACGGGTAACCACAGTCGTAGCATCTAGCACGCTGTGAACCTTGTGGGGCAAAGTAATTGCCTGAATAACAATTAGGACAGCTATCAGCTTGTCTCTGGCTCTGAGCCTTAGTCAAGGTCTGGTCTGTCTTAGGGTCATAGGTAACTGGTGCATTGCCTTGTGAAGGCCTGTATACAGTTCCGGGATTAGGAGTTACGGGAGGAGTACTGCTGGGAGCAGGTGCTCCGCCTCCAAGCTTACTTGCCCACCAATCATTCGCCACGTTTTGTTCCTTTCTCCTCTATGAGACCTAAGTTAAATAATGTAGAGACGCAAGATAATGTTGAGGATAGAGCTACTAACCTAAAGAGCTTAGTTAGGTTCTCTAAATCTTCTAGCCCAAACTTCTCTAGCTCGTCGTCATCTTCTAGTGCGTATGCTGATACAGCAATCTTTGATGAGATCTCTGCATGTGAATCTATAAACGGGATAAGTTGAGAGAACCTTTCCAACCTATCCTGGCTGGCACGCTCCTCCATCTCAGCTACTTCGTCTGAGATAGGTGGAAGTCCCATAGCCTCTGCAATCTCTTCTGCAGGCATAAGCATAGAGTCATAGATGACCTGCCTAATTAGTACAGGAAGAGGAGTATGTGTTACCCGGTTGTCCTCAAAGACAACCCTATTCTGCTTCTTCTTCTTGAAACGATCAAACATTACTTGGCCTCTCCCCAGCGCTGTACAGTCTTCACATCTGCAATCATAGGGATGTCAAGAGCTTTAA